CGGCCATACAAGGACTCACGCTCCAAAATTCCCACATACTTCCCATGGTCGAAACGCACATTACGACACATGAAATTGAAATCTTCAATCGGATAATCATCCGGAAAATCAGATTTCTTAAACGGATCAGTCAAGATCACATCAAAAACATCCAGGAAAAACTTCTGGAGTTGATGCATGGTCAGTCTCACCGATCCCTCACGCAATCCAACAACAAAATCATCACCCAACACAATAACACTCAAATCATCATTGAACTCACGAGGACCACGGGGTATATCAGATGGTCCATAACAATAGGAGGCAAAGATCATGAAAATGGTTCGATAACAATTCCATTCAACGGTCATACAATGACCGGTAATGAGAATACCTTGGAGGTAATAAAGTGCATTCCCATAGATAGCATGACTCGATCCCATGCACATCAAATAGGACTTTGCGTAAGAGTCCCACTCATCCAGTCGATCCGGATAGTGAATAGAAGTGTACTCCTTTGACAAAGCATAAAAACCATCCATCCAGAACCCACTCGCACATGTAGTATCATAGAATTTCATGTCCCCCATAAGAATACGGGAAACACGAGCACTAAAAGTGCGGAAAAAGCGATCAAATGCAGGACCACCTGAGTCCAACATAATGGCCACAAAAGGAAGGCGCCGAATCGCATCGGAAATGTGTAACAAGAGAATACGACCAATAATGTAATTGACAAGAGACTCAGCGCAAAGAATACGAGCATCCTTTGGTTCAGGGGAACCATCTAGCAGTTCACCAATAATTTGCAACAACTCATCCATTTTAATATTGAGCGTATTGACATTGATGTATTTACTCGGTTCAGTACGGAGTGCATCAAGCTGCTCCATAACAACCTGAACCAAATATTCCTTAGCTGTATATGTGCCATCACCATTATAATGCATGGTCTGACCCTTCTTCGAAACCTTCCAGATCTTATTCCATGGCCAACCAACGGCTGTGGACTTTGGAATCGCTTTGATACCCAGAACAGAAATGCCATTAATAGCTGTTGCAATTGACTGTATACATTGCATAACAGCATTAGGTGCAGGCATTAAACTGCAGAGGAACGTGTTAAACGCAACAAACCACTCCTTCGGGATAAGAACGTCAGTGCGACGCGCCATTCCGGTCTGGAACTTTTTGGTTGCAAATTTGACACCAGCAGATCCTTCATAAACATCACCACGAGTCGGACATGTCATAGACTTTTCCATTTCTCCAAACTCATTGACAAAAACACCTTCCATCCCAGATGCATAATAGGGGGACTTGGAATTCATGTAATGGCCATGGGAGACGGAGTACTCAGGATATAAACACATTTGTCCCTCACCTTCAAACTCCTGTACCTCGACATACTCATTATCCACAAGCGTTCGTTGTATGGGAGGTTTGTAGATCTCAATCCATTCCTTAAGCATCTCCTGTGTGATGATATGGAAGCAAGCCAGACCGGCCTTAACATCACCTGCCGTATGAAGCCCAAGATAACATTGTGGCTGATTCCAATCAACAACATACATGAAACCACAATCACCACGGACCGTATTCAAGACACCTCCATAAAGAGAATTCGTGGGCTCAATCATCCGCGTGTGAGTTTTACCATCATGGATGAACGAAGCCTGATAAGTAGATGTGTCATACTTACGGAACTGATTCAAATGATGAAACATCGCGTTAGAACCAACAACCCGTTGCAAGAAAATATTACCGGCAAACCAATTGGAATTGACCTGTTCTTCCGTCAAAAACTTGTTAACAATATTCGGAAACTCCGGTACATTGAAAGTCTTAATCTTGACAAGACACAAGTCAAAACCCTCAATAGGCACGAGCTCATAGTCGCTAACATCAAATGACTGACCGCCAATGAGCAGAGAAAATTGTTTGACACCAATGACCTCAAAACAATATCTCA